CCCAGACACCGCCACCAGCGGAGTGATGATGTCGTGCGTTTTCATTGGCAACTTTGCCATAGTCAACTGTCTTGTAACCGCCCATGACACCAACGGCTTCTGGCATTTTCTTTTCAACGTCTTGGGCCATAAACCCAATACGGATTTGGTCGTCGCCCTTGTACTTAAAGCTGTAAATTGGCAGGCCATCATTGGCTGTACCAATTTTCTTAATGTCATGCTTCAAGCGCTCGTCAGATGCTTGCGTAGTGGAAGTAGTGCTTCCAGACAATGCGCCAGTGCCTTCCGCAATATTGGCAAGGAACTGCGTAAGCTGGAAGGGGTACCCCTGTTGCTGCAAGAACTGCTGATATTTAGCAGTATCCAAAGCCTGCTGAGTCTGCTGACCAACCGTGCCCGCCGCAAGTTGGGCGTTTGCACCAGCCAAAGCAGAACTTTGCGCACCAGCACCGAGGTTGGCCAACTGAGCGCCTGCACCCATAAGACCTTGACCGCCGACTTGCTGTTGCTGTTGCGCCGCACCTAAGCCAGACTGGTAAGCCTGTGAATACAAAGGAGAAATTGCCTGACCAAGAGCAAGGTTTTGTTGGCCCTGTAAAGTAGCACGCTCAATGCCAGAGCGGTCACCACCAAATGCCCCGCTTTTAATGGCGTTTGACTGCTGTTGGGCAAGCTGCTGGCCCTGTTGCTGTTGCAACGCTTTAACTGTCGGGTCAACAACAGACTGCACAAACGGGTTTTGATACCGTTGAATATCCTGTTGTGTCAAAGGTTGGAATGACTGTGCAGCCTGCTGAGTGTATTGAGTGGCCTGATTATAATATGGCTGCGCTATGCCCTGAGAAGCGTTAATATTTCCAACGGCTGCGTTCTGCGTTGCATTTAGAGGCGCAACAAATTCACCTGTGTATGGGGTATATGGAGTGTTTGGTTGACCTGTTGTGGGGTCAATACCCCCTAACTGTTGCGCCTGAGCGTTGACAGCATTATACCGTGCCAGAACTTCTGGTGGAATAGACACCGTGGTACTTGAGCTACCACCTTTACCGCCGCCGCCCATAGTTTACTCCACCTTACTTCCAGTCACCTGTTTGCGCCCCATAAAGGAAAAATGCACCGCTTGGCGACCCGAATTGTCTTTCGTACATCTTAATCTTACCTGCTGTCCGGTGGTTTGAAAGAACACCAATCAGCAGGGGCATATCTAAAGAATCGGCAACTTTTTTGGCAAATTCACACAAACATCTGGCTCGGCCACCTTTGGCACTGCGGTAGTCTGGGTGAATAAAAATTCCCTTTTCTTCCACCAACTTACGGCTACTATACCACGGACTGACAATACTTAATAGGATGGCACCTTCTGGTTTTTCACCTTTTTTGCCAATAATCCCTACCATGCCATTGTTCAGACTGAGAGATGCGTAAATTTCTCTAAGCAGCTTCTCAGGTTCTGGTGACATAAAGCCGTTCTCATCACAGGCCGAAAACGCTAACTCCATCATGTCGTCAATGTCTTCAACTGTGCCTACTCTCACCGTAAGTTCTTCAGTCATACCGCCCCCTAAGCGTTAGTCCTTCTTTGGTGGTGGGAGTTTGTTAAGTGTTTTCACGGTTTTCTTGCGTGATTTCAAAACAAATTCGTCCAGCACCTTGTGACCGTGGTCCATGTCACCGCCACCAATTCTCCTCACTGCATGAGGATGAATAACATATTCTCCGCCCGCTGCAACTATTGGCACGGGTGTGTCATGCTCAGGAACCTCACCACCGTGAGCTTTATGGTATTCACCAGCACCCCCATACATACCAGAACCCTGACCAAATGGCATAGACCCCTGATGATAAGGCGAACCGCCCATAAAACCAAACACGGATTCAAGGTTTTTAAACCCGTTTATAGTGTTTCCCTCACCATGGGATGACACAATGTCAGCAGGAAGCACATACGCGCCAGTGGGAACGTGCATGGGAAGATGGTCTGTACGGCCCGCCACAACACTGTGAATTGGGCCAGAATGCAACTTTATGCCATGGGGCTTAATGGGATGTGGGCGGTCCATATGCTCGGTGTAGGCAGAGCCGCCCGTTGCGCGGTGAACACGCCCACCGTCCATTTTGCCTTCTGAGGAATCACCAAAAAAATTGCCGCTAAAAATGCGTCCAATCAGACTTTGGTGGTCCGAATCCGTGGCATGATTTTCTTGTGGCAATTGTGTGCCATTCATCCGGGCCTGATAAACAGGTGTGTTGCGGATAAAATCCAGAGGCGTTTCTTCTCCGCCTTGTCCAGAATATGACAATTTAGCAGACCAAGGATCACCGGGCCGCCCCGTTGGAGGAGTTGGAGCAACTGCTGGCGCACGGAACCCGCCACCACCACCCCCAGATTGGGATGTTGCAGTAGCAGGTTTAGCTTGCGGCGTAGCACCACCATAAGGGCCAACATCATAAGAAGCACCCTTTTGTGCAGCATTTTGACGGGCCGCATTAGCCCAAAACTCATCTTCATCAGTTCCCTGAACGTATTGGTCTGCTGTAGCGCCTGATTGTTTGCCTTCATAATTTTCCAAAGCAGCACGCTCTCTGTCCGCCCTGTCTTGAATTATTTGGCGAGCTTGCGCCGCATAAGGGTCAGCCGGAATAGGTTGAAGTTTATTTAACTGCTCTGGGGAAACTTGTTGCCCCCTTTTCCCTGCGTCTTCAAGGATTTGCTTTCTAAGCGCTTGAGCTGAATATAAAGAGCTTTGATAATCCTGCAAGGGTGTTTGTTGGTCTGGAGTCACGCTTGCAATTTCTTCAGCTACAGTGGAGTAGTTTTCTGTTGGGTTTTTCAACCTGCTGTGTAGCGCGTTATCTGTGGCGCGTTCTTTTGCTATACGCTGTCTTTCCAAATCAGAAATTTTGTTTTGTGTAGCTTCGCGCTCTTTTAAATACTGCTCATATTCAGCATCAGAGTTAAAAGAACTACGGAACTTTCTACCAGCAGCATCACCAGCAGCATGATGCTCACGCCGTGCCACATCCAAAGCAATGGCAACCGCCTGCTTCTGTGGGCGGCCAGTTTCAACCAACTCCGAAATATTGGCGCTGATTGCTTTTTGAGATTTACCTTTTTTCAGTGGCATAACTTACCCCGGGGTATAGGTTACGTTGATGGACTGACCGGACCCGGGCTTAATAACTAAACCACTCGTGTAAACCAGCCCAGTCTTATATACACCAACCGCTGTCTTATCGGTAGCACAAAGAGCGTTGGCTGAAGAGGAGCCAGCTACCGTATTGGAGTCATTTATTGTCCCATTTGCCGAGCCAGTGGCAAGAACCGTGTAAGATACAAGATACCCTTTGCCCGTTATAACCAGCGTATTTGCTGTTACAGTTTGACTTGTAACAGTGCCTTGCGCCCTTAAATTAGATTGAGCAACGCCGTTAATGGCGACAACGCCGTTCTTTTGGGCTGTTAAAATGTCATCTAAAGTCGCCATTAGTATTTCCCATCCGGCTGATACCTGTAACGGATATTACCAATACGCCAAAACGAGCCAATGTCATTACTTTCAATTTTAATTGAAACCAACCTGCCACGGAACCTCGGTGTGATAAAAGTGGTTGCCTGTGTCAAAGTAAACGGCCCGTAGGTAATAGGCGTTTGGCCCGGATAGTCCGTGACATAAAATGTCAAAAGAATGTTTGCACCCTGTGTTCCGTTGTAATAACCCCATTTCATGTCAGGCCATACTTGGTCAACAAACATCTTCAAATCAGCTTCAGAAATAACAAAATAACCAGTTTGAAAATAAGAATCCATAGCCTGCCCGTCTGCATCTGGGCTTGTTTCATGCTGATAAATGTAGGTTGTTGCGGGGTCCGCGCCAATGGGTGCCCCCAAAACGGACTCGTTAATCCATGCAGTACGTCCTAAAGTTCCATAATCCCATGTATCAAGTAGGAAATTATATTTAATATAATTTGTCACTTCTCCAGAAGGTGTAGTTGGGTAATACCAAGCCACCTCCGCAAAACGGGAGTTGGCGGCAAACCTAATTTTATCTTTGTTAGCAGTATCAAGGTTTTGGAACACAACGTCCCAAATAGGACATTTTAGAGGCTCTACACCCGATCCTGCCAAACGGAAAAATTGGCTTTGACCCATCCAATAAACAACACCATTAACCGAGCCAGCGGCTTTCCGACCAATCAGACCGCAGCCCGTGCCAATTTCGTTGAAAGAATAAACGTAGGGCGGGCCGGTATATTGCATTGCCCACAAACTAAGATCAGTCCAAATTAAGCCCTGTTGTGGCCCTTGAATGCCTTGAACAATTCGGGAGCCTTTAGGTATTCTGTAAGAACCCGCTTGATTGGTAATCAAAGCTGTCCATTGCGTGTAATCATTAACATCACTCCACCGAATCAAAAGAGGGTCTTGAATGCCAGTAAATGTACTGCCATAGGCAATGACCTGCCTTTGTGGCATAGCAACAAAGCACCCAGTGTTAACCGTTGGAGATTGTGAAATAATTGTGGCTGTAATGTTGCCAGATGTGGGGTCCCAGTAGAAAATACCGTCATTGAGCGGATTTGCTATAAGAATTTGACCCCAATTATCCAAAGACCAATCTATAGCATTTATCGGCGGCGCACTGTTAGCCGTTACGTTAACGCCAGAACCATAGCCGCCTTCACCGTATCCAGCAATACCGTAACCTGTCCCCTGCAAAATAGGGCCAATACCATTATACAACGTGTAATAAAGGTTGTTGCCGTTTTCAAAACCTGTGGTTGTTGATGAAGCGGACGTAGAACCGGAAATTACAAATGTATTGGTAGTTACAGGTGCTAATACATTGTAATTGCCATAAATTGTAATGCCACCAACCGTTGTTGCTATAAGAACAGGAAAAGTATCACCTTCCAAATAGCCATGATTATTAAGCGTGACTGTTATAAAATCTGAACCATTGGTTGTGTCAAATTGTGATGTACTTCCCCCACTTCCAACAGTTGATGTTGCATTTGCAGGTTGTCCAAGCGCGTCTAAAGCGTAAATGTAAAAAGTATTTGGTCCTACAGCAGTGCATGGATAAAGACCAAACAGGACTAATCCACCGACAGAAATGTGTGTTTTAATGTAAATATTGTCATAATTGTCAATATTACTTCCTGTGATGTTTACAGTAACTTGGTTAGACCCAGATGTAGTACTAAAATTTATGGCAACACTACCGTTTTTTTCTTGCGGTGTAATATCAGTTACGCCACCAGATGTAGCAACTTGCAAAGCGCCGCCTGCTCCGTAAATCAAACCACCAGATACATATGCAGTTGTTGTGGTGCTTGTGTAAGACACAGATGTGTTTGTAGAAGCTGTGACTGTATAGTAACCATTGTATGCAGAAGGATTTATGCCGCTGACATAAATGCCATAACCAACTTTAAATGATTGTGGCCCAGCATAAGTAAGGGTTACCGTTGACCCCGTGCCAGCCGCGCCAGTGACCACAACCGGCGGGATACCCTCCGCACCAATAGCTAAATATGAGTTAGCGTTTGTATCTTCCCAAGCCCACAAAGCGCGGACAATAGAACCAGCTTTGGATGAAATATACTTGCTCCAGCCGCCAAGTTTCTGCACCAAACCACCTATTGTTCGGTCTGAAATAAACCGGACAAGTTGGCTTTGTGAAATGGCTGCTTCATTAAGGGCGGGCGTTTTATTTGTGTCAACGCCCGGGAGAATTTTAAATGAACCATGAGGCATTTGTTACCTCGTAGGTGTCGCAACAGGTGATGTGCCATGAGAAGACCACGCAGAAGATTGGAATTTCTTGCGGTATTCTTCCATGGTTGCTCCCTGTAACAATGCTTTGTATTGCCCCTCATAAGTAATTGCCATTTGCGGGTCATCATTGGCGCGACCAAAGTTGCGCTGGTAAGCTGACACATAAATCATGGATGCCATGATAAACAAATCAGGCAAATACAAACTGATAAATGTAGTTAAGTTTGTTGCTGACATACTGTCTGGGCGGAAAGTTCCCGTAACAGAAGCGGTATATGTTGTGTTAGGGTAAGGGTAAATAAAAATATTATAATCCGTAACCTCGTTGGAACTTCCGCCGGTGATGAAGAAATACTGCGGTATTCCGGTATATGAATTGTTGCCATAAACATTATTGGCAAAATCACGGGTAATCGGCAAAAGTGGATAAGTGTTTCCAGTGCCATCGGCCAGCACCACGTTTTGCACAGTCACTAAATTGGTGGCAGGAACGTCAATGTTATTCCCTGTTAAAGAATAAGAATTTGTCTGCTGTGTGATTAACAGATCAAGGTCACGGTAAATGCGGTTTTCCGCATAGGTAATCATCTGCGGCAAAATAGCCAAAAAGGCAGAGTTGGTCGGCTCCACAACTGCCATTGTGGAGATTTGTCCCACATAGCTGGTTGTTCCGGCTACAGAACCGTCATATGAGAGGCCAGTTGTCACATTTGGCTCCGTTATGCCACAATGGCAAATCTGCCATAATTGTTGGCCAGTTTAACATCATAATGAGTCTGTGCATAGCCCGGACCATTGTAACCTCTGGCAAAACCTACCCAATCTTTGTCTTTTAACTTTTGCAAAAGACCATTGGAGCGGATGAAAGATGCCATTTGTACAAGCTGGTCTTTCTCGGAATTACACGCAACCTCAACCATTTCCCGAACCGAATCACACCCTGCGGCAAGAAAATTGTTTCCCATAATCTGGCCCAGCCCCCATGACACGGAACGCAGGGCTGCGTCTTCGTCAAT